TACCGAACAAGCAAAAGCAATGTTGGAGTCCTGGTCGGTAAATAATAACGATGCGGCAAGACAAAATTTAGATTTTAACCCAAATGTACCATCATATGGTAATAGACAAAACCCATATGGTCAACAACAAATAACTAGGGATGACTACCAAAAATACGGGTGGTTATTTGGTGGTCGATAATATTTATTAATTAAAAAAATACACTTATAATTAACTTATGGAACAAGATAAAAATTTAACGGTTTGGCAACGACTGACCAAGGCATTTGGTCCCAATTCATTACTGAACCAGGATTACCCAACATATAAGTTCGACAAAACTGAACTATTAAAAACCACATCAAAACAAGAATATGAACGTGAAAAACTTCAAGCACAACAAACCTATTTTCTAGGTAATCAATGGGCGAAGATTGAAACTAACCTATATTCCCAAGCAGTATATTATGAACCAACAAGATTAGCCACATTTTTCGATCTAGAATCAATGGAGTTTACTCCGGAAATATCCGCGGCGTTGGATATTTATTCCGAAGAATCAACAACGGTTGATGAAAATGGTTTCATGTTACAGATATATTCCGAATCAAAACGTATTAAGTCGGTATTAGCCGATTTGTTTAACAATTCATTAGATATCAATACAAATCTACCAATGTGGATTCGTAATATGACCAAATATGGCGATAACTTCGTTTATCTAAAATTAGACCCAGAAAAAGGTATTATCGGTTGTACACAATTACCAAATATCGAAATTGAACGTTTTGAACGTGGAATGGCAGCTAAAAGTATTAACACCGACGAACCAATTGAAAATAAAGGTCTTCGATTCAAGTGGAAGGCTAAAGATATGGAGTTTAATACGTGGGAAATTGCCCACTTTAGATTATTGGGTGACGACCGAAAATTGCCATATGGTACGTCAATGTTAGAGAAGGCTAGACGTGTGTGGAAACAACTTCTTCTAGCTGAAGATGCTATGCTAATCTACCGAACTAGTAGAGCCCCTGAACGTAGGGTATTTAAGGTTTTTGTTGGTAATATGGACGATAAAGATGTTGAGCCATATGTACAACGTGTTGCCAATAAATTCAAGCGAGATCAAGTTGTTGATTCAGCCTCGGGAAATGTTGATATGCGTTTTAACCAAATGGCGGTAGACCAAGACTACTTTATTCCAGTTCGTGACCCTGCGTCACCGTCGCCAATTGAAACTTTACCAGGGGCACAGAACCTTGGTGAAATCGCGGATATTGAGTATATTCAGAAAAAATTATTAACAGCTTTACGTGTCCCAAAAGCCTTTTTAGGGTTTGAAGAACCAGTTGGTGGTGGTAAAGATTTATCATTAATGGATATCCGTTTTGCTAGAACAATCAATAAAATACAGAAGTGTGCATTAGCGGAATTAAATAAGATCGCTATCATACATTTATTCCTATTAGGTTTTGAGGATGAATTACGTTCATTCACTCTAAATCTAACAAATCCATCTTCACAAGCGGATTTATTAAAAATTGATGTTTGGAAGGAAAAAATGTTATTGTATAAAGACGCTGTAACACCTTTACAAGACACTTTTGCGCCGGTGTCAGCATCTTGGGCTAAAAAACATATATTAGGTTTTTCAGATGAAGAAATTAAATTAGATTTACAACAACAACGTATTGAACGAGCAGTTGCTGCTGAGTTAACTAATACCGCAACCGTTATCACGCATACTGGATTATTTGATAATATAGATAAATTATATGGAACAAAAACTGGTACAACACAATCCGTAACAGCTACTCCCCCACCACCGCCAGGAGGAGAACCATCTGGTATAGGTAGTGATATGGGATTACCTCCAATGCCTCCTACGCCAGGACCAGAAGTTGGTGGTGAAGCGGGTGTAACTCCTGAAGGTAAAACTAGGGATAATTTATCCATATTATTAGAAAATGATAATCCATTTGAGGAGGATCAATATATTGATTTGTCAAAAGCAAGAAATTCTTTAGGTGATATTGAACAACAATTGAACAAACTTTTGAATGATTGATATTTATAATAAAAAAGTAAATATGAAATTCGGGTTATTAAAAACAAAGATTGAACATATATTAAACGAGTCATATGGAAATGACTCGTTTAAGGATGAAATAAAGAAGTTTAACCAATATGTTTTGGGTAATAGAAACATCGCCAAACTTTTTTATTTATACGATGAACTGTCGTCTAATAAAGGGTTAAATGAACATGTCGCTAACGACTTTATTCATGAATCAATAACTTTTTATGAAAATACTATTAATAAGATTGAAGATAAGGATATCTTAACTATTAAGAAATGGGTTAATCATGTTAATGTGACGAATAATTATGATATGATTGATAATTTATTTAATGGAAGTGTCTTAAATATCGAGGGACGTATTGTTGCTAAGAATATGATTAGAGAATCATTGACTAAACCAGGTGAAGTTGAGAAACAAGTTATTAATTTACCTATTTCAACAATGGTTAATATTGCTAATAAGACTATCGCTAAATATTACGAGGGATTAAATGAATCCGATAAAAAAGAATTTAATTTAATTTTCGAATCAAGTGATGAAGATCTTAAAGTTAAGTTCGAACCACTTAAGGAAGGTATTCTAACCAAACTTAATACCATTAAAGAAAATTCCGAGGGTGATATGATTGATACAATTAATGAATCAATAGAAAAAGTTAAGTCTGAAGAATATTCTAAAATAACATACTTCAAACTTAAAAACTTATCGGAAGAAATTTAATCTTCTTTTTTGTTGTAGATTTTATTAACGTGTTTAGCTTTGCTGAGCACGTTTCTTTTTTTTACGGAAGGTTTAATAAATTCTTTACCTTCATTTAATTTAGTCATTTGTCTAGTTTTAATTATTTTAGACTTATATTGTTTTAATGCCCGTTCAATATTTTTATCATTCCCCACTTTAACTATCAGCATACTAATTACTTATTAAATTTTATTTTTTTGACTATAACTATAAATATGTTTATATTATTAAAAAATAAACATTGTAGACTATGAAATATAATGAAAAAAGGAAAAACCTCAAAAATAACTGGTTATGAAATTTCAAAAATAACATATGGAACCGTCGATTCGGTTTTGTTAAAATCACTTTATCTAAATATTCAAACTTGGATCGAACCAAAATATGAAAATGAAAATTGGACTAGGGTTGCGTTGAACTTAAGTAGAGAAATAAAACATTCAATATTGGAATCCTTAAATCCCGATATTTTTAAATCCAACTATATCGTTGACTTGGACTTAAGACCAAGTGGAATTCAGGTCGGTAAAAAATCATTTATGAATCTTGAAATAAATTTCTACCTCAACGAACCATCCACCGAATTTAAATCCATTGGGTTGCAATCTGAATTAATAAAAATAACGGATTCAATTCATAAAAACAATTTTTATCAAAATAAGTACTTCACCTTCCATTTAACAAAAAACAAAAAATATGAAAGACGAACTGAAACAACGAATGATCCAAAATTTTTAGAAGTATTGTTAACCAGTTAGTGACATGTGCTTAACGATCGTAAATATATAGAGTGATTTTATCACTCTTTTTTTTGGTTATAGAAACTTATTGATTATATTTGTTGTTATAAAATCGTAAAAATTATGGAAGAAAATCAAATTAAAATCAGTCATGATACATCAGCAACAGATACATATTTTATTGTTACTGCGTTGTTAGATAAACTTGGTATCAAATATGAAGAATCTGGTGAAGAAACGATAACAATAAAATATTGGATAGAACGTAAATAATTTTCATTGTTTATAACGTCTGATGATAAACAATCGTTTCAATGTTGTTTATCATTTGTTATATGTATTTAAAATTTGCGATATGAAATTAAAAGAATGGCTTGATAAAGGAGAAGGTGGGTATTCATGGTATGAACCTTACGTAACCAACAGGGATTTGGTGATTATAGGAATAATAACTGCAATAGTAGGTGGTATCATAATTACAGGATGTTGGTTACTTAGCAAATTTTATTACCTATAACGTATCGGGGCTTTGCGTAGTAGTCCTTAGTAGAAACTTAACATTAACCACGACACTTTATAGGGCTATTACGCAAAACCCTTGTTATGTGCCGTTAAATTTAGAATGATATGGCTTATTATGACCACGAAGCTGCAAGGAGAAAAAAAGAGTGTGCCGACAAGTATGCTGAATTGAAAAAACACATTACATCAAAAGATGAAAATGGCAAATTGAATGAATGGTTTTTGGCACACGAACACATACTTGATTTGGAGTACCAACTTGAACAGCAGAAAAAACAAATAGAAGAATACCAAAGTTTTTTCTCATTGATGCGGAAGCTATTACCAAGAGAATCGTCAATTCACGATGTTATCGGTTAATGGCACATAACGATACTCAGATATATGTAGTTTTTAACATAAAATTTAATAAAATGGAAGAAGATAAAAATTTAGAACAAAACTTGGATAAAAGTAATGAAAAATTACATATATCTGATGTTATAGTTAGTTGTCCAAAGTGTAATAGTTCTTGGATTGGGGATATTGGTTATG